GGCAGCGGTCACATAGCTCCAAAATCCCCACGTTCCACCGTACAACTTTGCAGCCACCGCGCCCCCGGCCCAGCCGGCCAGGGCTATAACCGCGATGGTGGCGATGACCCGGGCGATGTCTTTCCCGGCGTCGTCCCCGCCGCTGGCCACGACCGGGCAGACGGCGATAATGTCCCCGGGCGCGGGGATACGGGAGCGGTATTCTTCCTCCGGGACGACCTGGCCGTTATGGCAGATAACAATTTCATCCTGACCGAGCATTTCCGGCAGGACATAGTTATAAAGGGTCTGGCCCGGAATATAATCAAGCTGTTTTAGTTCTTTTTCATCGGGGTTGAAAGGATTTCTTAGGATCGCAAGTTTAATCACTACTGTTTCACCTCGCAGCCGGCAGGGATGTAGTAACCCTCAATGACATTCCGATAGTAGGGATGATTTATCCGGCCAACGTGAACGCCGGAGCCTTCAGATGTATGCAAAAATTCACCGAAACCGACATAGGTTCCAACATGGTTCATCTTGTCCTCTTTGCTGTTGAATTTGAACACGATCAAGCAGGGGACTTGGGGCTTTGTCAGTCTAATCCACCGCCCACTTTTCTTCTCAGCGAGAATAGTCTTTTCAATCGTGGATTCATCACGACAGGAGATCCAAAACTCCGGAAGTTCTATGCCGCACCGGCGAAACGCCTCTATCGCCACGCCGTAACAGTCGTAAGATTCTGGACCACGGCCATGATTAGCAAAGGGTTTCCCTATCAGATCCGAATAATCAAATATATGTGGGGAGGCCGGGCACACCGGGCTCACCCCCAAATCTCGCGGAATTCCCCAACTGCCGGCAGGACTTGAGGGTGAAGTTGCAGGGTCCGCCTGTTCCGGAATATCCGCACTCAATGTCCCCGAATCCGTATGGGCAAAAATTCTTCATATATCGCCGTGACGGGTATCTCCGGACGATGTTATGGTCCGGCCCCAGGGTGAAAGTAACCCAATAGGCATCGACGTTTGCTTTTTTCGCCTGGAAGTACTCCTCCGTCACGGGTTTGGGGTTGTCCAGGTGTTCAGAGTGTACCACCCGGATTATGGCCGTAGCATCGGTGCCGCCACGAAATTGTTCCAGGTATCTTCCGACGGTCCGGTTAACGTTGGACACGCGCAGCGAAAACTGCGGGATCTCCCCGGCCTTGTCCTCGCTGACCTCGCCCAGCCGGAAAGGGAAGCAGTACCAAATCTGTCCGGACCCGGCGGGCCACTCAATGTCCTCGGTATTGTTGACGACCCTAATAGTCAGGCCCTCGTACAGAATTTCCAGGAGGACCAACCAGGCGCCGGTCGTGGCGATTTTATTTTTTTCAATTTCATATGCAGCAACCGCAGAGAGATCTAGCTCCATATTAATCCTCCTTTATAACGCACTGAGCCGCCCAATAACCAGGGGCCACCAACCGGAAGCGCGGCGGGTCTCCAATGAAGCGAACGATAAACTTCTGGCCATAATACGGACTATAAGGAGCGTTACAAGTCCATTCAAACGTCGCGGAGCTGCCTTTCGCCTTGTTCTGGTAGAAATCCATAAGCACCATCTTTTCCTGGGTTGTCAGGGGATTTTTGTCCCCCCATGGCAAGTAAAAAGTTAGTCGAGATCTTGTATATCTTGCCCGACTGATAACGCTTCCATCTTCCATGGGAGAAGTTATGCCAACGTCTTCCGGTTGCACTTCCGGGGTTATGGGAGGCGTTATATCAGGAAAAACTAATGTGGCCATGTGTCTCACCTCGGTTGCAGGATTCTCTGGATACCGTCAATGTTCCGGCTATATCCTTCCAGGAAGAAACGGATCGTTGTCCGCGGTCCGTCAAACTCGGTTTCCCTTCGTGCCTCAATAGGCGTTCCAGTATTGTTGATAATCTGTATATCCACTTGGGGCTTCCACCCCGCCTCATATGCCGCGTTCTCGGCCCTGGAAAGTACTCGCTCGCCGGTCTGGGCAATGATTGGCACCTCGTCGGCCGCCAACTTTAACCCACCATGCGCGCGAATCGCTCCGGCAAAAGCATCGACCGCGCCGCCCCAGTGGAATCGTCCTACCTTGCCGCCGTCGTGAAAACTTAAGCCGGCCTTTTTTAGTCCGCCCATGATGGCCTGCTGCAGGTAATATTGAGCAATAGTCCTGAGCAGGTTATCAAATATGTCGGTCAGGCTTTCACCATAGGCAATCGCGCGGGACAGCCCCTCCACCAGGTCCTCATTCCATTTTTTTGTCATATCCGCAAGCGTGGGGATGTCCTCTTCCCCTAATTCTTTAATTACGTTCTTCAGCGCCTGGATTCTTTCTTCACTAGCGCCGGTCGTTGCTTCCAAGACCGTCAATTCAGCCTGCAATCGCTTGAGTAATTCTTCCCGCTCCCATTCCGTCAGCTGCTGCTCTAGCTTGTATTGTTCGCGAATCATGGCTTCAAATTCAGTAACCCGGGCTTCGTTAATCAGTTGGTCATAATATTGGTTGATTGCGGCTTCGGCCTGTCTCAGTTGCTCGATGTCCTTGAATTTCGCCTGAGCAGCCTCCAACGCCGCCTCGCGGTCTAGCTCGTACCTTGTAACCTGCTTTTCAAAATCGTCCATCGCGACCATTCGCGCCTGGTTTTGCCAGTCTAAAAGTTCTTGTTCTATTGCCTTACGTTTCTCCGCTTCTTCGTCAAGTATGCGGGTTTTCTCCATCTCGTACCATTGAGCAAGGGTAAACTTCTGCCCCTCTACCTCGATTTCGGCGACGCCTTCTTTTTCGTATGCCTCACGCCGTTTTTCCAGTTCGCGTATTTTGACTTCGGTTTCTGTATGGGTGAGCTCATACAGCCGGTTAGCGAGTTCTTCCTCAAGTTGAGACCGTTTCCTGACCTGCTCTTCGTTTTCTTTCTCAATCCGCTTTCGCCTGTACTCTTTCTCCAGGGCCTCAACGGTTGTGCCTTCGATAATCTTATCCAGTTCGACCTGGCGTTCTTTGATCTCGTTGATTGTTGCGCCGTGCTCGATTAATTCCTGTTCATACTTTAGCACTGATGCCTGGACTTGTTCCATTGACATGCCGGGGATCTTCATATTGCGTTCGAGGTGATGCTTAAAATAGTTCAGCTGGGTTTCTGTGCTCTTTCTCCGTCTTTCCGCGTCCTTGATCTCCCTATCTAAAAGCTGCCGATCCACCTGGAGGGCTTCTCGTTTTTTATTTACCATCGCCTCAAGTGCCACGTTGAGATCAAGGATGGCATTTCCCTCATCGTCGTAGCCTTTTACCATCCCGGGCACGAGCTCAATTAGCCTCTCGGATATTTGCTTCAACCGGTCCTTTTCCTCGGCGGTCTGATTGGTCTTTTTAGAGAGTTCTCCATATTCTGCCGCCAGGTCATGGATTTCCCTACTCTGTTGATTAAATTCCTTTGCCTGTTCTTTCATCTGCTGCAACTGTTTTTGTTGCGCTGTATGCAGCCCTACAAAAGCAGCGGTTAGAGCGGATACGGCCAAAATACCCCAACCAACCGGACCGGATTTAATAAAAAGCGCTTGAAACCCGGCAACAAGTTTAGGTATTAACGCACTTGCCCCGGCCATGGCCGTAGCCAATCCGGTAAACGCAAAAGCGCCGGCAGTCGCGCCGGATACCACTTCCGGGTTGGTTGAGATGAAACCTTTAACATTCAGCATCAAGGCAGAGTATGCAGAAACAACGGCGGACACAGCTGGTTCCATTGCGTCGCCAAAGGCCGCGGCGGTATCGCGGGTGACTGCTCCGGACTTTGCCAGTTCACCTTGGAGAGTGTTTTGAAGTTTGGCTAAGTCACCTACCTGGTGCCTGGTTTCCTCCATAACCCCGTTAACTTCGGCCTGACGCTTTTCGGCGTCAGTAAGTTGGCCAACTGTTTTCCCGATCTGGGCGGCGTATTCTTTCCACATAACGGAAAGATTTTTAGTGACGCCAGCGTTATCTCACTCTGTTATCTTCTCTTTC